TGAATTTTCCTACCTACCAGAGAGCCCAGAACAAAGTTTTCAAAATAATAAAGGTATTTTTTCACCACAAGATATTTATAATTTAACGATTGCTGAAAAATTTACTGATTATGGTCAATTAGAATTAATTGAAACTGTTACATTCAGTTCTGTTTCTACTGTTGGCTTTGCTGATTTACCTATTAATAAATATGATGTATTCTTTTTGACTTATAATTTTCATAGTGGAAGTCATGATGTAGGAATATTTGGTAGATTTGGGCAAGGAACAAGTTATAGAGATAGTGGTAATTATTATGCTGTTACTCGTGGCGAAGCTGATGGAACTTTTGCTGATTATAGTTCTTCTTCAATGTGGGCACACCAACATGCTAACTTGGGTTCAATGGCTTCAAGCCCAGATGGTTTGGGTTTTACTGGATATGCTTACTTGTATAATATGGGCGATAGTACAAAATATAGTTTTGTCTCAATTCATAGTAGTTTTACATCAAGAACTAATGAAACTTCAGCTTTTAATTTTGGTGGCGGTATGTATCCAGTTGCTGAACAAAACGACAGTTATTTAATATTTCCAAACACTGGAACTTGTTCTGGTAGTGCTTCAATGTATGGAATTGAGTACTCCTAATGGCTACTAATTTGCAATTCGTAAAAGAGTCAAGCACAAGCACTAATGTCAGCTCTTTGTCTGTTGAAGATTGTTTTACTTCGCAATATAAAGTTTATCAATGTGTTTTGCAAGTTGATGAAGTTGGTACAGAACTTGCTATTGAAACAAGATTACTAAACGCAAGTGGTGCAGTAACTTCTAGTAATTACGACCATGCAGTTGAGTTTATGAGAGTTGGAAGTGGTTCTTACTCTGAAGGTAGTAATGTAAATAATGACAAATGGCAATTCACAATGTACAACGAAGAAGCTAAAGGCGGTTTTTATGTTATGTATGTTTATAATCCAAGTGATAGTTCAACTTTTACTTTTGCTAACTGGCAAATGGCTAGCACTTATCTTGCTAGTTCAACTCGAGTACTTATGACTCGTAAAGGAATTGGAGTTTTAAAAGTTGCTGAAGCTCATACTGGTATTCAAGTTTATGGACTTAGCTCAAACATTACAGAAGCAAAACTTTCAGTTTATGGTTTGGAGAGTATTTAATGTCTGGTGCTTTAGTAAAAATAGCAGAAACAACAGTTAGTTCAGCAACTGCAAGTGTAACTTTAACAGGTATTGATAGCACTTTTGATGTCTATAAAGTTGTTTTAAGTGATGTGCAAGGGGATACAGATATTCAAAGTTTAAAGGTAAGGGTAACTGCTAGTGGAACTGCACAAGATTCTGCTAATTATGATTACGCAAAAAAAACATTAAGAGCTAATACAAGTTTTTCAAACAGTAATGCTACAAATCAAACTGAAGTTTTTGTAAATACACAATTAGCTATGGGTACAGGCACAGAAGAAACCTTACAAGGTGTTCAATATTTGTTTAACTTTAATGACTCTGATGATTATAGTTTTGCTACTGATGAACTTGTATTTAGAAGTTATGACAGTGGTAGTTTAATGGGTGGTCAAGGAAGTTGGCTTTATACTGTTGCAGAAGTACATGATGGAGTTAATTACTTTATGTCAAGTGGAAATATAGCTAGTGGAACATTTACATTATATGGTTTAAAGAAGTAAGTATAAGAAATAGATAGTAAGATAGGAGAACTATGGCGATAAAAACAATAGAACAGTTTAGAACTGAAGCTACTTCAGAGATTGAATCTGCAAAGCCAATGTATGCTCAAGTTAATAATGAACGAAGAGAGTTTACAGATGCAGAGTATGACCAAGCAATCGAAGACTTAGCACAATCTAAATTAGATGAACAAGATAATGGCTACGCAAGAGATAGACAACAAGCATATCCAGCATTAGCTGAGCAACTTGATATGTTGTACCATGATATGACTGCTGGTAAAGGAGACAAGACTGGCGATTGGTACAAAGCTATTAAAAAAGTCAAAGACGACAATCCAAAACCAAGCTAATGAAACTTGATGTAGTAAGAACTCAGTTTGGTGCTGATGCAACCAATGGCATGCTCTTTGTTGATGGAGTCTTTGAGTGCTTTACTCTTGAAGACCAAGTTCGAGAAGGCAGTAAGATAATGAAAGAAACTGCTATACCACTTGGAGAGTATGAAATAAAGTATCGTAATATTGGTGGGTATGATTCAAAGTACCGAGCTAGGTATGGTACTGACTGGCATAATGGCATGTTGGAATTACAAGATGTACCAAACTTTACTTACATTCTTATTCACACTGGTAATACAGATGAACATACAGCTGGTTGCTTACTTGTTGGAGAGACTCAACAAGATTTAGATAAAGGCAAAGATGGATTTGTAGGTGGCTCTGGAGATGCGTATAAAAAGTTTTACCCTAAAGTTAGAGATGCTTTGAATGCTGGAGAAAAAGTTACAATCAGATATTCAGACATAAATCTTGGAGCTAAAGAAATATCTAACAAAGCAACTGAAGATGTTGTCTTAACTAATGTCATAGATGATAAGTTTGACAAAATATTAAAAGAACTAAAAAACTTAAGGAGTGCAGTATTCACAGTTAAAAATATTACTTGATAATTAACTGCCCTACTTGCAATCAACCACTGGAATATAATCTAGTTAGAAATAAGCCGACTTACTCATGCATGAATAAAAAGTGTCGAAATTATAATGTGGTGCAAATTGGTGGTAAGATGCATGAAGAAGAATAGGAGATTATGAAAAATAAAGAATATTGGAAATTTATTTTAAGTAAAGCATTCAGAACTGGACTACAATCTGCAATCTCTTTGTATCTTGCTAATTCAAGTGGAATCATAGATGCAAACATGGTTGAACTAATTGGAGTGGCATTCATGTCATCTGCATTGTCGGTCATACAGAATGGTCTTGAGCAAGCTAAACCTAAATACACCTTCGAAGAAGGTAAGTAATGGAAGGTTGTTGCATGGCATGCCCTAATGGGTGCGGAGACAAATAGATGTGGCGAGAAGGTTTAACGAACTATTTAATTATCTTTTAGTTCTATTTTTAATTTACCCTTCTCCAGTTTTAGCTGAAGAGACAACAACCTACGAAAGAATATCAGATACTGGTCAGAACACTACTGACATAAGTTTTGATTATGGTGGTTCATCTTGGAATAGACTAGACATTCATAGTGGGCAGTGCGGTTCTAATAATCAAGCAGTTCATTACAATATGCAAAATCTTGATGACCAAACAATCACTATTACATTTCCAGAAGACAATATAACAACTGCTGGGTTCTTATCTGGTTGCGTTAATGACCCTTATCCAATTACATGGACATATTCTGATGGAACTAATGAGACTGTAAATTATTCTGCTCAATCTAATGCAGATGTTGCAACAATGTATGAAGTTGTATCTAAGTCAGTAACTGGTAAATATATAACTTCAGTTGCAATCGAATATGATGATTATGTAATCCTAGATGACATTTTCTGGACTTTTGATAATACACCAGCGACTACTACTACAACAACAACTTCAACTACCACAACTTCAACTACAACAACTTCAACAACTACTACATCAACTACGACCACTACAACTGTACCGCCAACAACAACTACAACAACTACTACAACAGTGCCACCTACAACTACAACAGTGCCACCTACAACTACAACTTCTACTACAACTACTACTACAACAGTGCCACCTACAACCACAACAAGCACTACGACCACTACAAGCACAACTACAACAACAGTTCCGCCAACTACAACGACTACAACTACAATTCCCCCTACAACAACTACTACATTGCCACCAGCTCCAGAACCAGAACCAGAGCCAGAGCCAATACAAATAGTTGTGATTATGGAAGATGGAAGCGAAGCTGAGTATGAAGAATCTGAAATTTTAGATGGAACTGTTGAAAGAGATAACGAAAGAAAAGCTAATGAAGATATGTGGGGTTGCTATATCACTGACATTGCATTATTAAGGGGAGACTGCCCAGCTTACAATGATTCTTTATTAGAAAATACTGAAGAAGATATAATTATTGAATATGAAGAAGAATCAGATACCGAAGAAGAGTTTTTTGATGATGATGATATGGTATTTGAACTGGAGCTTGAAGATGAAGATATTGAATTTGAAGAAGAGTTTGTTGAACTATCTGAAGAAGAAATACTTGAGCTTGAAGAACAAATGGAACGAGACATTAAAATCTTGGAGCTTGAAGAAGAAATACAAATCTTTGAATTTGAATCTGAAGAAGAAGCTGAGGAATTTATTAAAACAGTTCTTGAATTGGAAGAGCTTAATATTGAAGAAGAGTTTGCAGTTGAAGAAGAAATATTTATCTTAGATATTGATATTGAAGATATAATTATTGTATTTGAAGATGAGATTATAGAAGAAGAAGTAATTGAGGAGATAATAGAAGATGAAATACTTGAAGAAGATATGGAGCTGGATAGAGCTGGAGATGTGGTTCTACCAGAGAAGGAAGTCATTGAAGAACCTATTGAAGAAGAAGTAGAGCTTACTGAAGAAGAGATAGAAGAAGAAGTAGCAGAGCTCGAAGAAGTTATTGAAGAGATAATTGTTTTAGATATTCCAGAAGTATCTGAAGAAGAACTTGAAGAATTATCAGAAGAGGAGCTAATTCAATATGAAGAAGCCAAAGAAGAAGCCATTGAAGAATTTGTTGAAGAACTTGAGACCGAAGAAGTTGTGGAGATACTTGAAGAAGTTAATGATGTCGGATTGGAAAATCTTGAATCTGTTAGCGAAGAAGTTATTGAAGTTGTAGCAAAAGTTGTTGAAGAAGTTATTGAGATAGCATCTGAAGAAGTTTTAACTGAAGAACAAGTAGAAGTTGTTGCTGAAGTATTCAATGTAGAAGAAGAATCTGATGTTCAGATTATTGCAGAGCAAGCAAAAGAAGATGAAGTAGTTGCAGAAGCAGTTGAAGAATTTGTAGAGAGAGCTGTTGAGAATGCAGACTCAGCTTTACAACCATATACTTTTGCTGATGTCGTTGTAGAAGTTCAGTTTGAAAAATTAAGAACTGAAGGTATAGGTGCTATCATAGATACAGATTTATCGAAGATAGATGTTAGTGCGATTGGCGAAGATATGACTGATGACCAACGAAAAAAAAGTAGAGAAGTCATTCTCCCAACAGTAATTGTTAGGATTCC